TAAAGTTCCATCACCATTATCAGTAACAACTTCTCCACCTTCTTTAGTGAAAGTTAAAGATCCAGGAACTACTGGTAACCAAGCTAGAGTGAATTTACCTTCACTAACAACAACTTGCTCTCCTTCAATATTTTCAGAAGTGTAATTGAAAGCATTAGGAATTTTATCAGCATCAGGTCCAACTTGTACGTAATCACTGATTCTATCTCCTTGAGCTATTTGTCCTCTATTGCTATCATATACATGTTTCATGTAATAAGCTACACCAGCTTTTTGTTTAAGTGGCTGAACACTAACAACTTCTTCAGCAACAAGTGTAGGCATAACAGCAGCAACTAAATTTAAATATTCGTTTTTCTTTGCTATATCAACAACTTGTGTTCCTGATTCTGTCATTATTTTAGGAGAATTAGCATCAAAATTTTTTGATACGTTCTCTAACATAATAGCTAATGACATTTGTCTTTCATTATCTAATCCACCACCAAATGCTGCTGATTCTTTTAAAGCTTTATTAACAGCACTAATCATACGATTGTGTTTTTTAACTAAAGCTTGTCCTTCTTGTAGGTACATTTTATCTACTACCATTTGTTTTCCTCCTTTATATAATTTGTAATAAAATTAAAATCTAAAAGAATAAAAATACTCTCTTCTAATTGTATATATAAAGAAATTGTAATTTTTGTATTATTTTTAGCACTTTATTATTTAATGTAATATAAATTATCATTAAAATGATAAAAGTCTTAGATTTTTAATCTAAGACTTTCTAATTATAGAATATTTAGTTCATCACTTTCTTTAATTAATCTATTTATTATATTAGTAGATATAGTTTTTTGTACTCCTTCAATAATATATGAATAACTAGTATCTTTAGATGAAGTTTCATTTAATTTTTTGTCTATATTCCTATAATTATTCATTATATTAGCTATTTCACTTTCAGTAAGTAACTTTTCTGGTTTTACTTCTTCAGATTCTATTATAGTAGGTCTAGCTGCAGCTACACTAGGTCTAGGAACTAAATCAAAAGTAAAAAAGTTGTATGAGTCAGCATCTACAGTACCATCTGAATTTACTTCTCCAGCACCTCTACTAGATACACCTATTTTACTACCATAGTCTATAAGATTATTAATAATTTCTCCAGCTGGAGTAGGTAATAAATCTAGTACTCCTATTACACTATCACCTTCAATGTATAGGTCATGTATACAATGACTCACATTATTTAAATCTATTTCTACCCTATCATCGAATGGGTGGTTCGATTCCCCAAATAAACATTTACTTTCCATCATCTCTTTAACATATTCTGAATTTATTACATTCTCCCACAATTCTCTAGGATAAACTCTACCATTGCGGTTAGACTTAAAATCTGCAACTACTCCTTTAATTCTTTTTAAAATACCATTTGGTTTATCTTCTTTTACTTCTTCAAATAATGAAGTAGTCATATTTTCATTTAATATTTGTTTCATACTAATACCTCCTTATTAAACTTCAAATCCTAAATCAATATCATCTTCTACATTATTTACTACAGTATCTTTTATATCTATAGATTTACCATTAACATCAGAAGCTTCTATAGAAATAGTTCCATTTACTGATTCGGTTACTTTAAATATATAATTTTTTGCTTTAGTCCAAGTAGTTTGTTTATCTATTTTAGGTGATATTCCTTCAGTTTTAATATTACAATTTTCTGAATCAACATATATTAAATCTATACTTAAGGCTTTTCTAACAGACCCAGTTGGTACTAATATAGTAATAAACATACGAGAGTCAGCCATATTATTTTTAGTCATTACTTTCAAATATTTATCAAACTTATCTTTAGATTCTTTAACTGATAGCTCTTGATCTTGTTTATATGATTCACCATCATTCTTGCTATCATTTGGTTCATCAGGTATTATATTTTTCTTTAAAAAATCTTCTTTATCTTTATATCTAGTTTTCCAATCACCTTTTTTATTAGCTTTTTCTTTTTCAGCTTTTTCGATAGCTTCTTGGTTTTCTTCTGGAGTTTTATATCCTAATTCATTTAAAGCATGAACTATTTGTAAGATACTATCATCTAATTCTTTAAGATTTATAATTCCTGCTGAATTTGCACCAGAATTATAATGAACATTACAAAATAGAGAATCATTATCTTCTATCTTAGAGCTATTACTTAAAAAATCTATTATAACTCTATCATTATTATAAGTATTACCAGAATAAGATACTTGAGTCATAGTAGAATTTATAGGTGTAGTACTCATGCTAATACCATAGTTACTTAATAAAGGTAATATATTATCCTGTATAGTTTTAAAATAAGGTTGTATAGTTCTAGTTTGGCTCTTTCTATTTAATATAGGCAATTTAATTCAACTCCTTTCTATAGCTCTACGAATCCTAAATCTTTAAAATATTTTCTAATATAGTCTATATCTATCTGTAACTCGTTAGCTAAACCTTGCATACCATCTACTCCAAATTCATCAGAGATAAAGTCATCTAAGGTCATATTAGGATCTGTTTTAGCTGTTCTTTCTATTTCATCTTTTAAACTACCCTTTATATCTTCGTCATCTAAAAATTTATTTTTTCCTGCTAATGATGCAAAATAATCATTCATATAACTATCATAGTTTTCCCAATTTATTCTATTCTTTTTGTTTTTAGCATCTCCCATTAATCTACCTTTACTGAAAGTACCATGAGTTTCTCCATTTCTATAAGATCTCCAATTTATAGTATCTTTAGCCATCTGTTCATACAAATTACCAGAATGAACTAAATCTACTACACTAAGAAGGTGTTTACACAAAGCTCCTCTTAGTTCAGTATTATTTACTTCTGGGTATCTATTTTCAGGTTCTAATCCATAATCTCTATTCCAAGCCATATACTTTAGACCCCAATATAAAAATGATGGACAATTATGACTTATAACATTACTTACAATATAAGATTCATCATCTTCTACTGCTAAACAGTAAACATCTTCATTAGGTATTTCTTTTATTCCTTTTATTTTTGCAGACATTTATAATACCTCCTTTATAAAACGACCTTTAGCATCCCTTTTTCTATTTCTAGCTGAAATAGACATTTTAGCTTTTGTCTCTTCTGATTTAAGTTGTCTACTCCAAGGCTTTGGTCTATTTTTCCAATAATTAGACATTTTAGTTTTAGTTTCTTCTGAAAGATGTTTGCCTCGATTAGGAGAACCCATCTTATATCTCTGTTCTTCTGTAAAAACCACATCTTTTAAAGCTTCCTTAGTTTTCTGACTAATAACAAGTTTAGATTTTTTACTTCTACCCCTCGTCCAACCACAATTAGTATACTCATCCAATTCATATGACCAAATAAGTTTTTCTTCATCATAATTTCTACTGATATAAATTCTACCTTTCATCTTTTTTGATTGATATTTTCTATTAGTTTCAGCAATGTATTCACTAGGTAAATCCCAATGTTCTCCACCACTAGATTGATTATAATAATCTTTAGACTTCACTGCATTGTAATAATCTATCCAATATATTTCTTGACTATCTAATTCTTCTTTAGAATCACATTCTTCTATAAGTCTTACTTTAAAATTTTCTTTTCCATACTTATTTAAAGCTCTTTTTAAATAAGTTCCAGAACCTAAATATTTTTCTTTTAAAAATATTTTACTAGTCTTTTGTCCTATATACTTCTTTCCATTTATTAAATTAGTTGTTTCATAAATATATCCAAACATTTATACATCTCCTAGCTCTAATAATTCCATATCAGTAGTTAAATCTTTAGCATATACCCAAGTATTGTTTTTACCATCATTTACTAAAAACTGATGATTTTTAGTACATTTAATTTTTCTATCACCTAAATCTATTTCTAGTAAATCGTTATCAGCTGGTCTTTTAGACTTACCTCTTACAGTTTTAACATTACCTAAGTGAGTTACAACTCTATCTCCTTCTTCAATATCCTTTATATATTTACATGTTCCATCCTCCATTAATATGTTTGAATCTCCAGTTAAACAATCACACATAATTCTTATATCATTATTTTCTATTAAATCTTTAATAAAATCAGCTGTAATATCTTCATCCATTATCTTAGATTCAAAGTCTACTATTTCTAAGGTCTGATACCAATAATTTCCAGGACTTGTTTGACTAGTAGTTCTAAAATTAAAAATACCGAATTTACTAATACCTATATAATCTGTATTAACATAGTTAGACCTACCAGCTAACTTTGGAGTTTGATTTCGAGTTTTAGACTGTAATTCTTTTATTTTAGCTTCATTTAATATCAAAATAACACCTTCTTTCTATTAAATATATCATTACTTATAAGTACTAGGATTAAAATATAAGCGTTTTATAGTTAAGTAATTAAATTATATTACCCAACTATAAAAATCTTTATAATATTAACCTAGCTCTCTAGTTTCAGTATTATCTGTAATATCTGAAGTATCTAAATCACTAGTTGGTTCTTCTGTAGGTTCTTCTACTGGTTCTTTAGGTTCGTTATCCAATTCTGGACCAGATACTATTCCAGAAGGAGGTGTAGCAGATGGCGAACTATCGAAGTCACTACTTAAATCATGAGGATTTCCTTCTGTAGGGCCTTGTACTGGCATAGAAGATTCATCCTCTAATATTTTATCTAATAAAGTAGACCCAAAATATTCTTTTATTAATTGTTGTCTAGTCTTTTCATAACCTTCTGAATTAGAAGCTATATCTACACCTAATCCTTTAAGAGTTTCTAAAACATTCTTTAGGGTATCCATTTGTGTTTGTTTTAAATTAGCTCTACTTATATCTTCAGCAGAATTAACAGAAGTAAAAGTAATCTTAAAATCTGGGAGCTCTTCTAAAGCTTTTTCAGTTCTAGTTAGTTTTAAATATACTAAACATAAATCTTTTAACCCTTCAGATAGTATAGACTGTATTCTAGTAATAGTTCTAGAATATCTAATATCCATTCTAGTAAGTGAGGTATCTCCTATACCTCCAGGTAAAGATTCTGTAAATCCTAAAAATGGAGCTGGTATTCTAAGACCTGCAAATAACTTATCTTTAAAATAATCTAAATCTATAGCGTCAGTTAAATTAACATCACCACCTACAGTTTTTACATCTATAACACCGGTACCATTTCTAGTAGGTATAAATATAGAGTCACCTAATGGAACCTGTGATAATGAAGAATTATAAATTTTACTTCTAACATCTACAGTTTCATCCATCTTTATTTTATTTTTAAGTCTATTAAGTAAATTCATGGTTTCAGTATTACCTTTATTACCTACTTCTACAGAAAAGATTCTATATAAAACTGAGCGAGTCATTCTAGTAAGTAATAAAATATCTTCTAAAGCGGATAATACTTGCCAAGCAACCATAGAATTTTCTAAAAAGCTTTCTCCTCGCTCTAAAGAAAAATATCTTTTTTTATTTAGCTCTTCTTTTAATTCACCTACTTCAAAAGTTACCTTATGTTTTCCAGTATTATTAGAAAAATTAACAATTCTATCAGGCTTAATAAATTTATTAGGATTATCTCTATCCATATAAGCTATTAATTTCTGTTTAGATGATAAAGTGTAAATATTAGTTCCATGTCCTATTATTTGAGTATACCATCTACCCTTCATCATTGATTTCATATTAACTAATTGGTCCTCATTTAAAGCTGATTCTTTTAATACTTTTTGTTTCTTTTCTATAGACTCTCTAAGTTTTAATAATTGTTTATTATCAGTACTAATTACATCTTCTCCACACTGTTCCCAATCTATATTATATTCAGATTCAGTTAGTACTCTATTAGTTTTATCGTCTATAGAATATTGATGATTAAGTTTACCTGTTCCAGAAATAGTAGTATCACCATATAACTTAGTTACTTTATTAGAAACTGACTGCATTAAGTCTATATTAGATTCTTTTAATTCTAATTTTTCATCTGCTAAGGTATCAGCAAAATCCAATTTTACAGGGCAATTTCCGTATATTAAAATTCTTTTAAGGATAGGAACTAATTCCTTTTCCATTCTTAAATCTGTTTTTAAAAATCTGTTCAATTCTAAAGCTAAACCCTTAGATAAGGTTGATTCTATATTATCATCTGGAGTATCTACTTCAACATTAAATATTTCTTTAGTTTGTGGATCTTTCTGTAAAGAATCTTCCGTCCACATATCAATAGCAGAAGATATAATAGAATCTTGAGTCATTCTATCTATTAATATATCATTATTAATATAATTACTATCTATTTTATTAATACCTTGAATAAAGGTATACATAGATAATCCGTCGGATGTTTCCCACTCATTAAGTGGCTCTTTATCTGGATTAGATATTGGAGTTTTAGTTTTTTTATTAAAAATAGCCAATGTATATTCTCCTTTCTAATGTAAAATTCTTCCTCTAGTTATTTTTACACCTAATTTATTTTCTATATAATTTGCTTTTTTAATTAAATCAAATATCTCTTTTGACTTAATTTCATTATTTGTTTTATTATAATTTTGTATATTAGTATATAATTTATCCAATAAACTTCGTAATTCATCATTAGATTTAGAATCTACTTGAGATTTCCATAATTCTAATTGACTTTTAGTATTATCAGATTCATTAAAATGTCCATAATTATAATAGTTTTCTAAATCTTTTACTAATTCATTCTTAGTCCAATTTGATTTCTTAAAATCTTTAAATCTGTCTTTAAAATTATTAGAATAAATAATATCCTTAGCTGATTCTATCTTATTATCTTTAGATAAAAATTTTTTAACTTCTTCCAGAGTTAAATAGTTATTCCAGTCAATGGAAGCTTTTTCTGATAAAATAGACTCATTAATATTATCCAATATAGCTTTTGAAACTCTCATAATTCATCTCCTCTAATTAATATATAATTTTATAGTACTTATTAAGTATTAAGAACAATATCAAGGTCTTTTTGTATTACCTCAGATAAGTATATATCTGACTTTACCGCATTAAATAAACTACCTACTACAGAATCTGCAATATCTTTAATGTCTCCCTTTATGCCATCCTAAACTTAAATAAGTATTAAGAACTTCTGATAAAACTCTTTTATGTTCATTATCTTTAGTAATCCAAACTGAATTTCTAGAATAATAACCAATTCTATCTTTGGCTTCTTTTGTATGATGTTTATTATAAAATGAATTTTTATTTCCAATTTGATTATTTGACATTAATTCTTTAGTAGATTCTTTGTGTTTTTTACCTTTCATACCAACATTATGCTCAGACATTAATTTCAACGTTTCACTAGAAAAACAATTTTTTAAACCCTTATTCCAAACAGTATTTCCATTACTATATCTTTTCTTTTGACCTATAGACATATTAAATCTAGATTTCGCAGAATGTACTCTATTTTTATTAGCTCTAGATATTTTATTTTTAGTCTCTTCAGACATAATTAATTTAGAACTAGCAATTGAATGTCTAAGTCTTACTTGCTCTTTACATTTATCAGATAATCCAGAAAAAGTATCTCCACCTTCTCCACCAGTGGCTATATTATAATAATTAGTATCTTTTACTGCATTAAATTTGCTAATATAATATTTTTCTTTAAATTCTAAATCTTCTTTACTATCACATTTCTCTAATAGTTTAACTGAAAAATTTTCTTCACCTTCTTTTATAATAGCTTGTTTTAATATTTTACCGCTACCTAAATACTTATTACCTAAAAATATATTTGATTGTCTTTTACCAATATATTTCTTTCCATTTATTAAGTTAGTTGTTTCATAAATATACCCAAACATAAATCCTCCTATATTTGCATAAATATACTTAAATCATTTTTAATTAACTCATTTTGCCAAACTTTACTAGATACAGCATTATACAAGCTACCTGCAACTGAGTCTGATACATCTTTTCTTCCAGTAGAAATATGATCTACCTTTCGCTTCTCTCTAAAATGAACTAAATTAAATAGATTAAATTCAAATTCTTTGCTATATGGAAATCTAATTTGTTTATTATAAATATAATCTACTAATAAAAGGTAAGCTTCATCTGTTCTATCAACAGACTGATAACCTACTGGAAAACCAGCTTTATCTAATTCCTGTATTGATTCCTGTGATTGAAAAGTATCATATGTAATTTTACCCCAATTAATTCCTTTATTTTGTGATAACCAAGGAATTAAACTTCTTACCTTAGATATATCTACTTTTGCTGGTGGTCTTGGTGGAACTATATCTATTATAAAATCAAACTTTACGTGTAGAGTTATAGTTTCATCTTTATTTATATCTATATTATCTATAAAACAAGAAGATAAACCATAATGATCTGATGCTATACCTTGATCTAGGTGCATAAACCTTAATTTTTCTGGTTGTTCAGGTTTCCAATTAGGGTTTATATAGTCTTGAGGTTTAGTATCTAACTTTGTAGATATAATAAACGTATCTTTTAGAAATGCTTTTTCTTCAGGTTCATAAATAGCTTGATTAAATAATTCTTTATTATTAAATAATTTTCCCTCACCGGCTACAGTCATACCTGCAATATCTTGAATAGACTGTAATAAATTCTGTCTAAAATCAGATAAAAAGTCTATCGGTATGTCTACAATTTGAGTTCTGAGCTCTATTGGGATATATCCTATAGCTTCATTTACTGACATATCTTCTAGTCTAGATAAGCCATAAGAATCTAATATATTATTAACATCTATATATGTATCTAATATACAAGGGTCTATCTCACCAGACCCACAAAATACATAAAACCTTTCTTTACTATAATTTTGTGGTTTAACATCCCAACTCCTAGCATTTACTACATAAGTGTGTGGATCGTTCTCAGTTTCTTTTAACCTCTGATTAGTAAAAGAGCTATCAAAAGTAGTAGATGATACTAGTATAGATATAGAATTATTCTCACCATTAACCAAGAAACGTGATTTTCCGTCTGTTTCTTGCTGCTGTATAAATATCTTTAGCTTTATCTTGTACTTGCATAGCTGTCTCAGTTATTTTTTCTGTTTTACTAAAAAAATTTGCTTCGTCTAATATGCTCTCTATTTCATTTTATGAATATTACCCTTTATCCAACCATCTAATAAATAATTATCTAAATCACCTAAATTAATACGTTTTACTTTATTTTGTTTTATATTTGAAACATATACAGTTTTAGTTCCATACATAGGATTATTTTTTCCTTTAGCTAAACCTCTTTCTTTTCTAGTTTTACTTAATTTTTTCCTTGATTCTAAACCTTTAGTCTGTTTCCACTCTTCTGAATTTTTTGTTTTCATCATATTATCTCTAGCTTTTCTAACATACTCAGAATTTTCGGCATTAAGTCCTTTTATAGGAGATTGTTTACCTAAAGTTCCAAAGTTATATCCCATTCTTTTCTTTAAATCTTCAGAAGCGTTTTCCCAAAATTTTAATTTAGCATCTCGTAAATGTTTTATATGTTCTTCTGATTTAGATTTACCTTTTAAAGATTTAGATATTTTTTGTTTAGTTTCAAAACTTCTCTTTTGACCTGTTTGAGTTTTTGCTGACTTTTCAACTTTAGCTTTCCATTTATCTGAATTTTCTCTAAACATTTTATTTACTCCAGACCAACCTTCATTTTCTCCACCGTAAGAATTATTATAATAATTCTTACTTTTTACAGCATCAAAATATTCTATCCAATAAACTTCTCTTAGATCTAAGTCTTTTTGATTAGTTTCTATTTCTTCTAAAATTACAATTTTAAAATTCTCTTTTCCATATTTATTTAGAGCTCTTTTTAATCCTATTCCAGAACCATAATAATTTTTATCAAAATTACAAGATTTATGTTTTCCTATATATTTCTTTCCATTTATTAAATTAGTTGTTTCATAAATATAACCTATCATCTAAAATACCCCCCTAATAAGGATATATACTTTAAAAGTATTAAATATTCATCTAATGAAATTTATGTTCAATAAAGTTCGTTAATCTTTATCAGTTCTCTTATGAACTTCTTTATATTTCTATAAAGGACAGACTATATCATCACCTATTACTAAGGGTACACCACTTCTTCTCACTTGAGTTTTACTCTTCTTAACGAAGATAGTCGTTGAACTTTCTCTTTCGAGCTTAGCTGCTGATTATCAATTTTAATAGTACTTAGGATTTAACCATATACCATCTAACTAATTTTTTCTACTTTCGTAACATTCACACTTATATCATTTAAGATATTATGTTGTAGTTTAGTTAGCTTTACGAGTTTCCAGCAATTCAATGTATCAAATTAATATACCGCTCACGCGATACCTAGGCTTATATTAGATTTAACCTATCAAATTAGATCCGATGGTATGTTGAGTTCCAGAGGCAAAGCGGACCATTATATTAGCTTGTGGCCAAACTATTTCACTATCCTTTCTATTATTTCTAGGAAAGTGTTCTAAAA